GCGGCGGCGCTTGGCTTTATCGTACGCTTTGTTCTCTTGGTCTGCTTTGTATGAGTAGTAGGCGTGCCAGCCCAGCAGTTCTTCCTGGGTCATTCGGGACTGAAGCTCGCCAAGCGTCATCTTCAGTTCGGTTGCCAGAAAGAACTGGAATTGCAGAGCGTGATTTTTTTCGATCTCACTCTGCAGTGCTTTTCATGTCGGCATCAACATCCGAATCCTCATTCAAGATCGCCAGCATCAAAGCCTGCAGATCCCTGTCCTTGACTTCGTTCTTCAAAACGTCGATCTCACCAGGTCTGAACAGCTTTTGGCCGCTGTCGTCGATGGCCTTGTTGATCAGTAGCTGGAGCGCAAAAGCGGTGGCATCCTCCGATTTGGCTTGGCGTTGAGCACGCTCACGCTCTGCCATCGTCAGGGGAGTAAACCAAAGCTCAAAAGTCGATCCATCCGACAACTCGACTTCCTTTTTGATCGGCTCCATGTTGGCAGCCTTACGGAGGCGATCAATTGCGCGAAGTGCGACAGGCATTGAAATAATTGTGTATGTGATTAGTGTAGCGGTTTACAGCAAAAAGCCCCGGTAAAACCGGGGCGATTGCCATCTGCCTTGTAACAGCTTATTAGGACTTGCTGAAGTCGAAGGTAGGTGCGGCACTTGGACGGAAGGCGATCTCGACGCTTTGACCATCGTCGGGGTTCACGGTGAGGCTGGCGGAAGTCAGAATCACAGGAACAGTGACGGAACGGCTTTGGGTGTCGTCCACAGAACCGGAGCTGATGATGCGGTCGATGTACAGCTTCATCTCGGCGCCGTTCTGCTCGCGCTCGATTACGTCCTCGATCAGGCGACTGGAGAGCAGGGTGTCATCATCGGTGGTATAAACGGTGGCTGAGCCGGAACCGTCAGCAAAACCAGGGATGTAAGCCCGGAAAGGAGCAGTGCCGGTAACAGTCTGACCAATCGTGGTGACATCGATCTCAGAGCGGGTGATCTCAAAGCTCCACTCGCGAACCTGGCCAACTGCAGCAGCAGCGGTATAGCTGATGCTTGCAGTGTCGGAACCGAATCCGGTAGGGGCTGCAGTTGCAGTCTCCTCCGAACCACCCGCAGTTGAGCTGAGGGTCATCACACCGGTTGCCTCGTCATAGGTCAACACGTAGTAATCACCAGCAGCAATTGCGCCAGTGGTGGTCGCTCCAGCGGGGTAGGCCAGGGTCACGGGGTCGTTAACCCGGAAGCCCAGATAGGAGCCGACGGTGATGTCGCCGCCAGTGGCAGGGAACGCGGAAGCGGTGAGGGTGGTAACAGAAGTTCCGGCTGGTTTGTAATACAGGGCGCCGGAGGTGCCCGAGAGGACGGTTGCCATAGGTAAGACCTATCGGTAGGGTGTCGCGGGCACAGCCCGGCTAACTCTAGGTTAGCCGATGTTGCTATTTACGAAATAACCTGCGCCGTAAAGTCTGTCTCAATGCGAGAAATAAAATAAGGCGTAAACGCAAGCCTAGATTCCTGGTCCGTTGATCCGGTGCCGAAGCTAGGACCATCGATTGATCCAGTACGGACGTAAATACCGCTACCCGGTTTTCCGGTGGCGTTTATCGTCTGCAGTGTTGTAAAAGCTGTGTTGATTAGCGCTTGGCTGCGAGCTGGTCCGACGCCTTTTTTCGCGTAGGCGCGGACCACCACGACACCTTGAACGTAATTTGAGGATGTCGTTAATGTCGCTTCTGTGGTTACACCGAATTGGATATTTACGAAGATAAATTCGTCGTCGGCTTCCTTGCCTGTCGCAAATACGTTATCAAAGTAAACGGGTACAGATGGGCTGAGGCTGTTGTATGCGGAGAGCAGCGGAGACTCAAACTTAGCGCGGATTCCTTGATAATTCATGCCTTACATCTCCGTGAATCTGCCCTGATTAGCTTCTTTTGTTACCACTCGTATCCCCTTCTGTACTGCCTTAGTTATTTTACCGCCTCTTGCATATGTCGTATACCAGTCGAGAGGTGCGGTGGATCGATTACCGCCGCCTCCTTTGTCTATGTCACCCCGGATGCCGGAGTCACGTCTGACACCTCGGAAAACAACATCTCCCTGGGGTTCAAAGCCTGGGTAAATAAACTCACCTGGCTCAAGGTCCATTGCAACGGCAGCGTGCGGAGCTGTGTTCTCAATAATTATCCTGGTCTTCCTAGCCATCTCCCTTGCCGTGACCGGAAGATCCGGTACGTCCGCTAATTTATACGGATACGTGCCAGTGCCCATCTGACCATTAGAAACGGAATAACTGGCCCAGCTGTTTTTGAAATCGCCGCTCCACTCAGGACCGGCGTCGGCTAAGCCGTTCATGATGTTTCGAGCGACCGTGCGTATAGTCTTGTTTGCTGCACGGCGCTGGTCCCTAACCAGATCATCTTTAAGTGTCTTCTTAGCCATTATTGGGGCCTCACGATAAGGATGTGCAAAATTGCTTGCTCGCCTCGGTAAATATCGACATCGATGATCCGCCCCACTCGGGTGGATCCGGCTTCGTCGTATTCGAGGCGGTCGCGCACATTTGGGTAGTAATCACCGAGTTCTGAGTTGCCGATAATTATCTTGATGTCCGTCGATTGATAGTCGCCTCTGAACTCTTTTGGATTCAGTTTGGTGATGATGCCTTTGACAGTGACGTTGGTTTCACTGCCGCTGATCGTTCCAGTGGCTGGATCGTAGGTTTCGGTTGTTGCCGCTTTGACGTACGTAAGGTTTTGACCCCACTTGTTCAAAAGTGGGGCGGGGATACCCTTGAAAACGTCGTCAATGAGTGACATCTCAACCCCTCACAACACGGACTTGGTAGCTGCCGGAGCCGCCGATTGTGTACGCGCCAAGGTATGACTGAAGCCAGGGGTAAACGTCGAAGACGTTGTTGATGGTGCCGACTGCTTGGCTTTGTTTGCTGTATTTCACTTCCAGCTCGCCTAGCTTCACCTCGTCGTAGATGCCCTCGGTGCCGGTGTTGCCGGTTACGGCGTCTGGATCGTTGGCTAATGCACGGGCCAGCTCATATGTTGCGTATTTGATTTCGGCGGGGATTGCGCTGCAGACCAGCTCGATGCGGTCGACGTGGTAATTGTTGCGGGGCCAGCTCAAAGCTTGGCTTGTGCTGCAGCGGTCGCCGTAGAAGTTAAGGCTGTCGATCCAGCGGGTTGCTGAGATTAAAGAGCGGTTCTTTTGGTCGTCGGTTTTATCGTCCCAGGTGCTGCTTTCGGGTGTGGTTTCAAAGTACGAGTTTGCCTCAGCCAGCGTTACGTAGCTGTTGGAGGAGGCCCCCTTTAATGTGGCGTCGATTACTGCGGCCACCGCTCTACACAAAAAAGACTTTGTTTTAGTGTAGCGGCAACAAAAAAGCCCCACCGAAGTGGGGCCTTAGTCGACTTAGTTCGGTTATCAGGCGATAACGGAGGTGTCGAGAGGGCTGTTGACGGTGAGCTGAACCATGGGGATCAGGTCGATGTCGTAGGTGGCGCTCCAGTTGCCTGCGGTGGCCAGACCGGTGTTGGTCGGGTTGTCGCCTGCGTTGGTCCACTTGGTGCCCATCACGTGGTAGGCGGTGTGGTAATCCACGGAGAGGACGTCCTGCTTCGAGAGCACGTTGCGGTCGGCTTCGATGCGGAGATCCTGCTGCACACCTTCGAGGATCGTGCCACGCTTGGTCAGGTAGCAGTAGAACTCGATCTGGTGGGTGGAGGTGCCAGGAGCCACGGTGTTCACCGAGGGGTCCATAATCACGTCGCAACCGGCGAATTGGCCGATGGAACGGGCGCCGACACCCACGCCGCCGCCGCCCCAGACCACAGCGCCGGATGCGGCGAGTGCAGAGGTGGAGAAGGTCAGCAGGCCCACCTGATACAGGTAGAAGCCCACGGAGGGGTGGACAACCAGCACGTCCAGTTCGTCGCCGCGCTCACCCAGAAGGGCACGGGCACGGGCTACGGAGGCGCCGGTCAGGAAGTTGTCCTCGTCCGCGCCAGAGGCAGCAGCAACACCCAAGTCAAGGGCGTTGGCGCTCAGAGCGGTGCCGAACAGACCGGCAAGCTGGGAGAACAGACGCTCGCTGTTCTTCTTGTTGATTGCATCGGCAAGCTGGTTGCGGATGTGACCCATGGGATCCTCACCAGCAGCAAGCATTGCCACGTCATCCACGGCATACGCGAAACCGCGATGGCAGATGGTTGCAATTTGGGTGGCGGTGCCGATCTTCTGAGGAGTCAGATAGCCAGCAGTTGAGGTGCCCCAGGTTGCCGTTCCATCCATGATCTCCTCGGTGGGAGACACAGGGTTGAACTCAGGAACCTGAATCCGGGTGCCGCCTTCGCGGGCATCCAGCAGGGGGTTGCGAGCAACAGCACCGCTCTTCAGGAACAGACTGCGCTCTTTGATTGCCTCAGACACATAGGTGCTGAGATTATTCCTTTTTACGATGTCCGCGAGAAGGACACCGCCGGAATAATTCTGAAATGGTGCGGCCATTTTAGAAAACCAACGTCAAAGGTGTTTGCGGGGTCCAAGTCACGGACTTGGTGAGGCAACGTCCCACTGGGACTACAAGGAAGCTTCCCTCTTCAGCACTGCTGCGAGTTCAGGTTCCTGTGCTTCTAGTTGCATTTGCCTCGTTATGTTAATACTACCGTCCTTCCAGGGGTTAGCCATTCCAGGTGCAATCGCTGAGTTTGGTGTGGGTTTGGCGCCCATACCTGCAGCGGTGCTCGGCTTAAAGTGGTGTTCGTAGCCCGATCCAGGGTTTTTTAAGTTGTTCAAATAGGTGCTGATGTCCTGTTCGACACCGCCCTGCAATACGACAACTTTGCCGTCTGCATTTTTCTGCAGATTGTTTTGCAAAAGCATCAACATTTGGTCGGAGTTGATAGCTCCGGCTTGGTTGATTGCGGATAATGCGCTTGCTTTTGTTGCTGCTTGTTCGTTGGACGCTCGTAAATCTTCGAGCTGGCGTTCCAGGTCGGAGATGCGGAGGTCTTTGTCTTGGGCGGTTTTGTTGGCCTCTTCCCAGAGGTCTTTCCATTGGCCCTGGTCTTCCAACGTCTTTTTGCGTTGGTCGTCCTGCTTCTTGTAAACCTCGTCGAGTTTGGTTTTGATGCCTTGGAAACGTTCTTCGGCTTCGGTGGCTTGCTGCTTAAAAGCAGCTAGCTGGGTCTCGTACTCGGCGCGGATTGAAGCGGTCGGGTCGGGTTGTGAAGCGGTGTCGGTTCCAGTCACGGACTGGTCAGAACTCGCCACGGGCGTGTCCTGGATGACTTGCTCTTCCATTG